ATTCTCAGTATTTAATACAGTCGATTCAGACGGAGATGTTGTTGTACCCAACTCATTAAAATCAGCTTGGGGAGAGAGTAAAGAAGTACCAATGGTTTGGTCTCACAAGTGGGAGTCGCCAATAGGTAAAGCTACTATTTCACAAGACGAAGAAAAAGCAGTAGCTAAAGGAGAATTTTTCTTAGATACAGAAGCAGGACAAGAAGCATATAAACTTGTAAAAGCTATGGGAGACTTACAACAATGGTCATTCGGATTCCAAGTAGATGACGCAGAAGAAGGTCAGTTCACAAAAGACGGGCAATCTACAAACGTCAGGTACATAAAATCTGCAACTGTTTACGAAGTATCTCCAGTACTGGTTGGTGCAAATCAATTAACTCACACACTATCAGTCAAAGAGAAAAAAGAACAAGATGTAAAAAATGTTGAATCGGGTCTTAGATTCACAGATGAAGCCAAGAGTGTGCTTAACACAATCGACAGTTTCATTGATAGAGCAAAAGAACTTACTTCTTTACGCTTAGAAAAAGGCAAAATGTTATCCAAGTCTGCTCAAGATTCACTTATGCAGATTCAAGACCGAATCCAAGAAGTCTATAACGATTTAGACTCAATTCTTGGACTAGGTGCAGAACAAGAAGAAGCAAAGCAACCTTCTGATGAATTAGACAAACTATGGTTAACAACTCAAGAAGTCTTGGCACAAAGTCAAGGCATAACTATTGAAGGAGAAAAGGAATGAGTAAATTAACAGAACTCAATCAGGAACTCCACGCATTAAGAGAAACACAGTTTGGTGCTATCAAAGAAATGAAGGACACTTTTGAAGGTGGCTCAGAAATTTCTGTTGAAAAAAAACAAGCTATCGAAGATAGAAATATCGAGATTGAAAAACTTAATGAAAAAGTAAACGAGTTAAACGCTCTTGAAGTTCAAGAAGCAAGACTTGAGGACGCATTAGTAAAAGGCAAAGAAGTTAAATCAATGCCAATCCACAATGACGAGCCAAAAGAAGTAAGAAAATCTCTTGGTGGTCAATTTATGGACTCTAATGCTTACAAAAGTTTTATGGATAATGGACAAAAGAACATTAACTCCGAACTTAAGTGGAATCCACAAGTAGAATTAAAAACTACTTTAACAGAATCAGGTTACCCACCTGCAGTTACAAGGTCAGACTTAGTAGTACCAACTGCTACACTTGACCCATTACAAATACCTGACCTTATTGATACAATCACAACTGATAACTATCAATACAAGTATTTGGAAGAAACAACATTCACTAACAATGCTACTGCAACTGCCGAAGGCTCAGCTTTAGGCGAAAACGCATTAGCTTTTACAGAAAGAACAGAGAACATTCGTAAGATTGGTGCTTTCCTTCCTGTAACAGAAGAATTGTTAGCTGACGTTTCAGCAGTACAAGGTTATCTTGATTCAAGATTACAAACAATGGTTAGACTAGCCGTCTCAGACCAAATGGTCGGTGGCTCAGGCTCAGGTGCTAACCTAACAGGTATCTTGAATAAATCAGGAATCAACACTTTTGATTTCTCAAGTTTCTCAGGAAACCTAAAAAGAATTGGTCAAGTTTATGAAGCAATTACTGAAATTCAGAAAGATAGCTTCTTAACACCTGACGCAATTATTATGCACCCTTCCGACTGGTATCAACTAGTTACCGAAGTCAATGCAGTTACAACAAGTGGTAGCTTAAACCCTCTATTTGTTGGTGCAGGACAATTCGGTGGTGGCGTTGCACCTACCCTTTGGGGACTGCCTGTTGTATTATCAACAGAAGCAGGTGCAGGTACAGTTATTGTTGGTGTATTCGGTGGTGGACAAGCAATTCACGTTGTCGCAAGACAAGGTATGGAAGTTGCTATGTCTGACTCACATGATGAGAACTTCGTAAAAGACATTGTCGTTATGAAGGCAACAGTAAGACTCGGTATGCCTATTTATAGAGCTACTGCGTTCTGTACAATCACAAACTTCTAAGAAATTAGATAAAATGGCTTTGATGTCCCATTCATCTTATGAGGGTGGGACATTAAGCAAGAAGGAAATTATGATATTAAAAAAAGATATTTGGTGTAATGACAAAGGCGAATGTGTTGAATCAAATGACGGACTTCCTAAAGGTTGGAATAAAGGTAAACTAATGGGTCGTGCAGGTCAAGAGATGAATGACGCAGATTATAAAGCTCTTAAATTTGTTACAACCAAAGCAAAAGCACCTAAAGAAAATAAAGCTAAGTAGGTCTTAAATGGCTCATACTCAGTATGTCGACAAAGATGATTTAAAAGCATATATTGGATTAACAGGTACGGCACAAGATAACAATATAGATACTGCTATTGATTCTGCTTCAAGATTAATTGATAGTGTATGTGGTAGGAAATTCTCTCAAGATGATAGTGTTGTTGTAAAAACTTTTACACCTAAAAGCTCTATCTATCTTGATACACCTGACATCTCTACTACTACTGGTCTAATAGTCAAGACAGATGACAATGATGACGGAACTTTTGAAACTACATTAACTTTAAATACTGACTACATTGTTGAGCCAACAAATCCTAGAGTCATAAAGATTACTGGTGGCACAACGTACTACGAGCCTTACAACAAGATTACTATTCTTGATACAAGAAGCTCAGAGAGATTTGACCCAACAATAAAAAACAATATACAAATTACTGCGAAGTGGGGTTATTCAGCAGTCCCCGAAGATATAAAGACTGCAACATTAATACAAGCTCTTAGATACTTTAAGAGAAAAGATACTCCCTTCAATACCTATGGAGATATAAATACAGGCGTTAGTGAACTCTTTTCACGTCTTGACCCTGATGTCCAAACCATACTCAAAGGACACAAAAAAGTCACACTAAGTGGCACAATTCTATAATTATTTCTAAATAATTTGTTAGTATGTCTTTATGGCTACTAGAAGTGACTTCCAAATAAATGGAATGACTCAAATAAAAAGAAAATTACAAAACGCAGGTTTCACTCTTATACCTTTGCGTCATCTTATGAATGAACACTCAGAAGCTATTGTTGAAGAAGCAAAGAAAGTTGTGCCTGTTGATACTGGTAAATTACAGAAATCTATTAAGGCTAAGAATGTTGCTATGCGAGGAAGGTTGCCTACATCAGTCAAGGTAGAAGCGACTGCACCACATTCAGCTTTTGTACACGGAAACTTTAAAAGACTTCCTAATGGTTATAGATTGCCACCAAAGAAGAACAGAAAAAACTGGGGTGGTGCTAACTGGAGAACTAAACCACACTATCCACCAATACAACCAATAGAAGAATGGGCTAGTCGAAAAACAGATGTCAACCCTTATTCTGTGGTAAACTCCATTAACGAGAGAGGAACTCCCTTAGTTCCATTCTTACTTATAGCTGAAAAGAACACAAGAAAAGAGCGTAGGAAAATAACACGCAGAGTTTCAGCAGAGATTTCTTTGGCTTGGAAATTAAAAAAGTAAGGCTAAGATAAGGAGAGATATGTCAAAATATGGAACTGGTGGCAGTAAGCCGTCAAGAACAAGACGTAGTAGAAGAAGGACAGGTAAAAAGTAAATGGCTTTTATACACGGTAAAGATACCAAAGTTTTTATGGACTCAACAGATTTGAGTTCTTATTTAAGTTCTGCTGACCCAAGTAGAACAGTTGATGTTGGAGAGACAACCACTTTTGGAAGCTCTAACAAAACATTCGTTGCAGGAGAAAAAGACGCAACAGTTTCCTTCTCAGGATTTTTTGACGCTACTGCTGATAACATTATTCAAGGTCTAGTCGGTGCTAATGATAAAGTAGCTCTCATTGGATTTGACGGTGTTGACGCAACAGATGATTGTATGTTCGGCAAAGGTGTAACAACTAACTATGGGATATCAAGTCCTGTTGGAGATGTTGTTGCAGTTACCTTTGACTTACAAGCAAGTGGATTTTTTAGTGGAAGCGTTTTAGAAAACGCTACTGTTACTGCAACAGGTAACGGAACTGCTAGAGATAATGCTAGCTCTACTGCCAATGGTGGTGGTGCTTTTATAATTGCAACATCAGTATCAGGAACAAGTACGCCTACGTTGACTGCTAAGATTACACACTCAGCAGATAACTCAACATACGCAGACCTTGTATCTTTTACTGCTTTAACATCAGCAGGTGCAGAAGTTAAAGAAGTAGCAAGTGGCACAACAGTAAATCGATACTTAAAAGTCGTTTATACTGTTAGTGGAACAAACCCAAGTTTCAATGTTATAGTTGGATTTGGAAGAAATAATTAAAAGGAGAATATATGGCATTTGTACACGGTAAAGATTCAGTTTTCAAACTTGATAACTCAGGTGGGGCATTAACTGACATCTCAAGCTATGTTAACAATGTTGATTTTCCTGAAACATCAGATGTATCTGAAACTACAACACTAGGTGCAGATAATAAAACATATATCGCAGGTCTAAAAGACGCGACAATTGGATTGTCAGGTCTTTGGGATAGTACTGCTGACGCTATATTTGGTGCAGTTGTTGGACAATCAGCAACTCTATCTTTTGAATATAGTCCTGAGGGAACAGGCTCAGGTGCAGTTAAATATACAGGAGAAGCAATTTTGACTTCTTATGCTATATCTAGCCCAGTAGGAGATGTCGTAGGATATTCTGCCGATATGCAAGTTTCAGGTGCAATCACAAGAGCAACACATTAATAAGTAAAAAGGAGAGCTAGACGTATGGCTAAAATTTTAAACTTAGATGACATAAAGTCATTACCTGATGTGCCAACTAAAACTATTGATATTCCACAATGGAATGTCTCTATCAAAGTAAAAGGCATATCTAAAAAAATGCAAATCGAATTAGGTCGATTAATCAATGGCGAACAAACAGACGCTTTTGATTATCAAAAAGCACTTCTAATAGCAAGTGTGGTAGAGCCTAAGTTAACCGAAGAATCAATAGATGAACTGTATGAAAAAGACGCAACAGTTATTGATTTAATATTTGCAGAACTTAATACACTTAACGGTGTAGGAAGCGAGATTGAGTCGGCACTAGCCGAAGATTTCAAAAGCTAACCCTGATTTAGTATTTCAATTCAGATTAGCTCGTGACCTAAGAATGACAGTTGGCGAATTGCGAACTAAAATGTCATCATTAGAGTATTCTCAATGGGCTACATACTACTATGTAGAACAACAAGAGAGGAACAAACAACGAGCTATGGCAGAAGCAGAAGCTAAGAAAAGGAAACAACGATAATGGGTAGTTCAAATATCCTAATTAAACTTGTCCTAGAAGGATTTACAAAAGCTAAAGCCCAAATGAATCACTTGGGCAAATCAACAGATGACTCATCAGGGAAATTAAATAAGTTTGGTACAGTAGCTAAAGTTGGTGCTATTGCCGTTGGTACAGTCCTTGTTAAAGCCTTAGCAAGTGCAACAAGAGAGTTCATAGAGTTCGAGGATAAACTCAACCAGTCTCTTGCCATAATGAAAACAACAGAAGAACAACAGATTGCTATGGGCAGGTCTGCTAGACAAGTTGCAATAGAGACTAGAGTAAGTGCTGATGAATCAGCAGAAGCGTTCTTCTTCCTAGCGTCAGCAGGTTTAGACGCTGAACAATCCATACAAGCATTACCACAGGTTGCAAAATTTGCTCAAGCAGGTATGTTTGATATGGCTCTTGCTACTGACTTAGCAACTGACTCTCAGTCTGCATTAGGACTAACAGTAAAAGACGCTCAACAAAACTTAGAAAACTTAACAAGAGTTACAGACGTACTTGTAAAAGCTAACACATTAGCAAACGCTTCTGTACAACAGTTCTCAGAAGCTCTTACAAACAAAGCAGGTGCTTCTCTTAAGGTTGCTAATAAATCTATTGAAGAAGGTGTAGCAGTCTTATCAGCTTTTGCAGATAGAGGTGTTAAAGGTGCAGAAGCAGGCGAGAAGTTAAACCAGTTACTTAGAGATATACCTAGAGCAACTGCAAAGAATAAAGAGGAGTTTGCAAAACTTAACCTACAAATGTTTGACTCAGAAGGCAAGTTGCTTAATGTTGCAGACTTAGTAGAGAACTTAGACTCAGTATTATCTCCAATGTCTGATGAACTTAAAGCAAGTACATTAGACCAGTTAGGTTTAAATCGTGGTGTAGCTGACGCAGTTAAAATATTATCAGGTGCAGGAAATCAAATAAGAGAGTATGAATCTGCTCTTAATGACGCAGGTGGTACAACTCAAGATGTTGCAGACAAACAAGTTACATCTTTACAAGGTCAGATAGATATATTATCTTCTAAATTTACAGAAGTTGGTTTAGTTCTAATAGATAGTCTTAAACCTGCTTTAGAAGGAACAATAGGTTTCTTTGATAAATTACTCTCAAGCATACTTAGTGTTATAGACCCACAGTCAGACTTCAACAAAAAGATTGAAGAAGGCAAACGTATTATGGAAGAACAAGGACTTGCAATTAAGAAGTCTGACCAAACATACGACAAATATACACAAACAGTAGAGGTAGCCGAAGCAACTAATCAAGACATCATTGATTCATATAAAGAGATGACAGACTCAATTAGATTCCAAGAAGCAATACAACGAGACTTAATTGCTAACACACACGAACTAGATAGAGAAACAGGTAACTTAAATAACACTAAAGAAGAATCAATAGAACTTACAGAAGAAGAAATAGAAGCAGAGAAGAAACTTACAAGAGATAGAGCAACGGCAGGATTAGACGCACTTAGAAGTCTGAATGACGCTTATCAAAACCTTAAAGATATAGAAGAAGATAGATTAGACCTAGTAGATAAAGAAGCTAAAGCGTTAACTAATCTTAATAAAGCAAATAAAGATTTAGAACAAGCTAACAATAAAGTTGAACAAGCTAAAGAAGATTTCAACAAAGTATCAGGGCTTGGTGCAAAAGTAACTAATGAAGAAGCCCTAGCGATTGCACGACAAAGAGAACAAATATCAGAACTTGAAAAAGTAGAAGAAAAGTCTGAGATACAGAAACTTCAACTTGCAGTTGCAAGAGAACGCCTAAATGAATTAATTGAACAATCTACTGCTATCTCAAGAGAAGAAGAACAAGCATTAAGAGATATTGAAAGAGCAGAAGAAGATGTCATTAAACAAACTGAGAAACTACAAGACGCTCAAAATGATTACAGGCAAGCAACAGAAGATTTAGCTAAAGCAACTGCTAACTCTACTGAGAACATCTTAGAAATGGCTCTAGCGAAGGCAGAGCTTGACTCAGCTTTAGAAGATTTAAAGTCAGCAGAGAAGTTTAAAGACGGTATAAATGAAATAGTTAGATTGATTGGTGGAGACTTAGACACCTTGACGAATCAATTTAATGCTTTATTTAATCTTGCAGGACGTGAAATTGGTAATCAAGGCTTACCACCAACAGAGAATAAAGTTATAGATGATATAGTCGAAGCAGTTGCAGAAGAAGATTTTGCACCAACAACACCTGCACCAACCAAAAAATTTGGTAGCTTAGGACAAGCAGGAGAACAATTTGTTGATAGGTTTGCAGAGTCAACTGGTGGTAGAGTTGGAACGAGTGCAGGTGGTACTATTATTACAGTCAATACTGGTAACTTACTAGGTACATCAGAAGATGTACAGTTAGCCGTAGCTGAAGCTCTTAAACAAGCACAACGTAAAGGTATTAATGTGGCTTTATAATGAGTGCCAATTTTGATTCCAATGTATCTTTAACTCTACAAGTAGCTTTTGATTCAGAGCCGTTTGATGAGTCACAATCATATACAGATATAACAACTTACCTTAGAGCTTTTACAACTAGACGAGGACGAGCCAACGAGATTGGAGAGTTCGTTGCAGGTACAATGAGCTTCTCAGTATCAAACGCTGATAATAGATTTAATCCTAACAATA